TCTAGACCGTGACCGAAGTTGACGCGAGAAGTGGGGGATAGTATTACCCCCACTTCGGGGATTAGGGAAGAAACACAGAAGACGCTTCTAAGTCCAGACCTAGAACCCTACGGTCTTTTTTTCACTGAAAAAACCCATCGGCTCAGCCCATCCCCAGGTATATAAGAAACGTCAATCCCCACTCATTTATGTGTTATATAGGATCAGATAATTTTGATACTTCATTCCCTTTAATGTCTGCTAAGAATTGGTGCTTTACTATCAACAATCCAGAAGATGGAGACCGTGCTAACTTGGAGTATCTCAATCCTGAACTTCACCGTCAGTCTCTCGACTGTAATTATGTTATTTATCAATTGGAAAAAGGTGAACATGGTACACCTCACTATCAAGGATATCTCCAGTTCACTAAACGAAAAACCCTCAACCAAGTCAAGTCAATCCTCGGACCGCGTAGTCACTTGGAGGTTGCCAGGGGATCCCCCCTCGCTAACAAGGAGTACTGTTCTAAGGAGGAGTCAAGAGTTTTGGGACAATCCGTCGTTGAACTCGGAACCATGAGGGGTGGTCAAGGTACTAGAACCGATATTGAAGAGTTTGTTAATGCTATTAGGCGTGGACCCCTCTCAACCCAGTCCATTATCGAACAGCATAGTTCCGTCTTTGCCAAGTACCCTCGATTTGTTAGAACCGTCGTTGACCACTACTCCACCACCGTCACCGGAACCCCCTGTCTTGAGCCACGAATTGGATGGCAGTCAGAGCTCTTTTTGGACCTCACCACCGATCCGCATCCAAGAACGGTTAGATGGTATTATGACCCGGTTGGAGGCACTGGAAAATCGCTTTTCGCACGTCGATTCTCAATTGGAGGCGATCCTATACATCCTCGAGCCTACATCGTCACAGGGGGAAGACACAGCGACGTCTTCTTCGGATATCGAAATGAACGCGTCGTCTTCTTCGACTGGGCCCGCGATAACCAGGAAACGTTCCCGTACTTGGTCGTAGAAAACTTTAAGAATGGTTATTTTTTGAATACAAAATATGAAGTTCAAGCTAAATATTTTAATCCTCCACACGTAGTTATATTTGCAAATTTTGAACCGGATCAGACTAAATTAAGTCAAGACCGGTGGATAATAAAAGAAATTTAAAAACGCTTAAGAGAACGCGATGCCGCCCCGGGCCGAGGAGGTGGCGCGTCGCCTTTAGGCGCGTCGCCGGGCGGCTGCTTAAACCGAAGCCTAGCGCAGCGCACCCGGCAGCAATATAAAAAAAATCAGTGCGAAGCACCCTAGTTAGTAGAACCAGTGATAGTACTTTGAAGTACATTTGGAGCGGATATAGAAGTATGAAGCATTGAACCATTAACGGGTTTATAATGAGTTTGCTTTTGAGACCAAATGTTAGCATAAGGAAAGGCACCAGCAGGAGGCACAGTCACTACTTTTGAGGATGTTAAGTCAGGTTCAAAGATAATAATAAAGCTATGGGTAATACCCTTCTTGGCATAAAGGCCTTCCCATTGTCGCCACTTAATAAATTTATGCTTGGAAGAATAAGTTAAAGTCTGATAAGGAGTAACGCCCATATCAGTGTTATAAGGAATACTAACGCGCGATTTACCAATGAGTTTCCAATATTTACCAAGATTTCTACAGTCTAACGGAGTAGCACCTTTAACACAAGACATAGCATGCGGATCAGATGGAACAGTACTAGACGAATTAGATAACAGCGTATACCAGGCGGCTTTAGCGGATCGGTAGTCAGCGTCGTTAATATCTTGTTTAGCGACGAATTCATAAATATCAGCAGTTACGTCTACGGCAGTCCATGTGTATCCAGCAGGAGCAAGATCCGGATTAGTTTTAGTGTACGAAGCATTTTCGATGGTTAATTGCAGTCTTTGATTAGACACCGTAAAAGCCATTTGTTCAATACTTTCAGTAGTAGCAGGAATCGGTACAGTAACACCACTAGTGATATCCTGGGTGTATTTAGCAGATTCGTCACGGATAAAGCGGAAGCCTTGAGTAGTTGACCATAAAGGTCCGGGCATCAATTGAAATTGTTGTGATTCACCCATGATATATTGGGTACCATTCTCTAAAGTTCGACCAGCTATGTTAAATGGTTTTACAGTTGAGACGGTGTTAGAAAAGAGCCTTCCAGGAGTAGCGTTTTGAGTATCTTGTAACCATGACATAGCTTGTCTAGCACGCATAACACTAGTTACTTTCTTAGCAAACCTACGCTTGCGTTTGTAGATTATGCGGCGACGTCTACGTCCTTTACGTGATAAGCGAGATTTGCGTTTGGTAGTTACATTTGATCTAAAAGATGTTGCACCACCAGCAGCAGTTCTTGTTGAATTATCCGAATCAACACCTTTAATACCACGGTAACCTTGATAAGCAGCGGCAGCACCTCCAAGTCCAACGGCAACCCGTTTTGCGGCCCTACCTCTTAAAACTCTACCGATAGCCGGTAAAGCCCGTTTAATTCCAGCTCGTAGTAATGGATAAGCGACTTGCATCTAGACTATTCAGCAAGTCTAGGTCAACATTCCGTTAATCTAGACCGTGACCGAAGTTGACGCGAGAAGTGGGGGATAGTATTACCCCCACTTCGGGGATTAGGGAAGAAACACAGAAGACGCTTCTAAGTCCAGACCTAGAACCCTACGGTCTTTTTT